CGGCCGTCTTCATCGTCCGCGAGTACAGCTCCTTGAAGAGCGGGTGATTCCGGAGGGCCTTGTGGACCTCGTACCCGACGATCAGGACGTTCGGCTTCTCGCCGCTGGCGAGGATGACGTTGTCGATCGCCGTCTGCGCGTCCGCCTGCGGATCCGAGGAAGCCGAGTCCCACACGGTCCCCACCGCCCCGGTGTAGCCCGAGAAGGTCGTCCCGCTGAACACGAGCGCGGCGAAAGCCCGCTCGCGGAGGATGTTCATGTGGGACATCAGGACCGCGACGGCGCCGCGCTGGACGTTGATCTGCTTCCGCAGGTACCGCTCGGTGTTCTTGTCGATGACGATCCCCAACGCACGCATCTGGAGGAACCACCCCGTCACCTTGCTGATCTGGAGCGAGATCGTGGGAGGCCGCTCTTCACCGTCCGCCATCACGAGGTCGTTGTCGGGGCTGGACGCCGCGAAGCCGCCTGCGATGTCGTTGAAATCGCCCGTCTGCTCGTCCACGTCCGTCACCGGGTTGACGATCGGGTTGGCCCAGAGGAAGGACTCCGGGCGCGGCCCGAGCAGGCGCGCGTACGCGGTGAGGATCCCGTCCTGACGGGCAGAGGTGCGGTCGATGCTCATGGTCAGTCTCCTCGCCCGATCGGGCGCTCTCAGCCAGGTCCAGGATCAGGTCGTCTCGTAGTAGCTCGGGCTCCAGTTCACGACGATGTCGGCGCCATCCGCGCCGCCGACGAGGCAGGTCCCGATCGCGAAGTTCCCGTCCGTCGCTGCGATGGCTTCACCGGCGCCGTCCGACATCAGGAGGGTGCCCGCCGTGCAGGTCCCGCCCGCCTTCACGACGACCTGGCCGCCGATCTGGACCGCGACGAACTTCTCGCCGGTCGCGTCCACGCCCACGTCCTGACCGAGGGCACCGGTGGCGAGCTCGCCCGCGCCGCAGAGATCGAGATCGTTGTCGCCGTTGTGCTTGACGAGGAAGTACTGCTTCCCGTCGAAGTTGGCGTCGGTCCTGAAGGTGCTGATCTGCGCCTTGGAGGGGCGGCTGGTTCCGGTCGGCATGTCGTCGTGCTCCTCGATCAGGCTTCGGCGCCGCGCCCGAGGGCCGCCGCCTTGGTGGGATCGCGCAGGGCCTCGTCGCTGGCCCGGTTGAACGCCGCCGTCGGACTCGCGCCAGCGTCGCTGTACGCCTTCGCAGCCGTCCGGATCTCGGCCATCACGGACGCCTCGGTCACGGTGCCGTCGTTCTTCGGCGCGGGCTGCCCCTCGACCTTCGACGCGATCTTGATCCGGCCTTCAGGGTAGGTCGCCTCCAGCTCGTGATCGCTCAGGACCGCCGACGCCCGCGCGAACATGTCGCGCTCCGACACCGCGATCCGGCCCTTCGCGCAGGCGTCGTCGAGCATCCGCTCGCGCTCGCGCTTCGCTGACGCCTCGACCTGCGCCTTGAGCGCGTCGCGGTCCGCAGTGGTCACGCTCAGCGCCTCGCTCAGCGCCTCCGATGCCTCGGCCTTGCGTCGGAGCTCCGAGAGCGTCACCAGCACCGCCGAGTCGTCCGCCGACTCGGCGAGGCCCAGGGATTGACGGATCGCCTTGATAGACATTCTCTTGATCTCCTGTAGATCGCTGGCCGCGAGGGGGGCCATGCCGTGAATGAAGGGGTGCTCCGTGATCACGAGACCGGTCGGACACCAATCCGAGATCGCCTGGCCGTCGCTCTTGCGCTGCATGGTGCCCGGAGGCTCCATCTCGATCGAGCACGAAGACCACGCCCTGCGCTTGATCGCATCCGCGATCTCGTCGTCCCATGAAACACGGAGGAGCAGCCGGCCGTCTGCCACGCGCAGCTCGTGCCCGCGTCCGACCGCGGGACCGTCAGGATCCGAGTGCGTCGGATCGAGCCGCACCGGCAGGCCGAGGGCGTACTGCCCGTCCGCCCGCGCCGCGTCGAACCCCGCCTTGACTGACTCCAGTACGGCCTCATCGATCTTGACGACCGCCGGCCCGCTCACGGGACGACCGCCGACATAGGCCGAATGGAACTCGCCCGTCCTGAGGATCTCGATCCAGACCGAGCCGTCCGCCTCCTTCTCGCCGGGCTCGGCGAACCGGACAGCTGGCGTGCGGCGGTCCGACCACATCACGGCCCGCTCGTAGGAATCGCAGACGTGCCACGCCTTGAAGGCTGTTCCGGCGATCTGGTAGAGACGGCACGAAGGGCCGCCCATCCCAACATCAGACTGGAACCGGCAGTCCACGCACCGCTCCTGCGCGCGCGGTTCGGCCGCCCGGTAGTTCGGGGCGTCGGCGTCGGCGAGCAGGGTCGTGGACGGCACGAGCCGATTGTGCGGGAGGGAAGGGGGGGATAGCAATCACAGGCAGGAAACACACCGCCCAGCGAGGCCGGTCAGCCCTCGCCCTTGCCCTTGCCCTTGCCCTCGCCCTCGCCCTCTCTCCTCGCCTCCCACCGCACCCGCGCGGCCGGATCCGCCGGCGGGATCCCTCTCCGCTCCCGGAGCTGGCGGACGGCCTGCCGCGAGATCGGACGATGGCCCTCCTCGGTCAGCAGCGCGACCGCATCGTCCGACAGGACCCCGATGAAGGCAGGCAGGCTACGACGACGCCCCATCAGTCCTCCGGGAGGATGGCGATACAGAGGCAGTTGCACGAGTCGCCACCGAGACACCACGACGCCGGCGTCGAGTAGGTGTCGAGATCCGCCGTCGAGAACTCGTCCCCGTCCCGGCTCTCGCACTCCGAGCAGACCATCGACTCCAGCAAGTTGCTATAGACCCACGATCCCACGCCCTGCGCTCGCCCCTCCTGATCGCGCCCGAGGCCGAAGATCGTGTTCGCGTCCCCCTGCGCCGTCAGGAGATCCTGGCCGACCGAGAGCGAGTCGATCACGCCCCGCACCACAGACGCTCCTGCGTCCGCACTCGGCATCGATCCGCCACGACCCGCCGACTGGAGCGCCGACACAGCCGCAGCCTTCATCCGATCCGCCGCAGCGTTCGCCGTCGACTCAGCCACAGCAGACACCGCCGCGGTCGGCCGGATGTCGTCAACGTCGTCGGGAGGCTGGCCCGCCGCTGGCGCTGGCTTCCGCAGGCGCTTCCTCTTCGCCAGCGCGAGCCGCAGGACGTGACGGCGGCACCCGCAGCCTGCCGGATGCTCCGAGAGCGTGGCAGGCGTCGCGAGCGAACCGCCCTCGCCCACCGTCGCCATGCCCGACGCGATCTCGGCCCGCAGCTTCGGATCGCGCTCCTGCCGCTCCAGCTCGGCCGCGATGGACTCCCGACCTGCCGCGTAGGTCCGCGCGAGCACTTTGCCCAGATCCCGCGCGAGCTTCGCCACGCCCGGCGGCTTGAGCCGCTGTGCCGCAACCAGATCGGGCGCCGCTGCCACCTTCGCCGCGTACTCCTCCGCGATCTCGGCTCGCCACGACGCGACGATCTCAGCAAGCTCCTCCTTCGCCGCGCGCGTCCGCCCCGCCGTCTCCGACAGCCGCACGCACCGCTCCTCCGGTCGCAGCGCCCGGCCCTGCGGCCCCTCGATCAGCACGTCGCCCGAGCGGCGCGAACCGTAGCGGTCCACCCCGGAGTCGGCCGCGGCGATGAGCTGGCCATCCTCCTCGGCGTCATCGACGTCATCGCTGACGCCCTCCGAGCCGCCGTCCTGGGTGGGCTCAGGCTCAGGCTCAGGCTCAGGCTCGTCCATCGCCGCCGCCCTCGCCTCCCATGCCAGGACCACTGGCTCAGGCATCGGCGCCAGACCGAGCAGATCGCGCACCCGCCCCTCCACGTCGCCGGTCAGCGTCAGCGCGCCAGCCGTCGCCGCCGTCGTGATCGCCGTCACCAGCTCCCCCACGTCGGCCATCTTCCACGGCCCGTGCGTCAGCGTCGGGAAGCGGCGAACCGACTTGCCGAAGTTCATTCCGACCAGTCGTTGGACGACCGGCTTCAACGCCTCGATCAGCGTCCGCGCCTGCTGCTCCAGGAGCATCAGGAAAAAGCTCTGCTGCCCCCCGATCAGCGCCTGAGTCCCGTTGTCCTCGCCGGTGTAGACCATCGATGCCCACGCGGCCCGCGCCGCGTCCCGACCCGCGGCAGTCATCGCGGAGCGGAGCGACGCGGCATCGAACGGGAACTCCGCGAACCTCAGCGTGTACCCACGAGGCAGCGTGAACGAAGCACGAAGCCCCGCCCGCAGGTTTGCGAGGAGGGTGTTGACCGTCGTCATGTCGGCCGGGCGAGCCCCCGCGCTCGGATCGACCTCGACGTAGGGGATCCCGTAGGCTCCCCGCTGGAACCCCGTCAACTCCAGCTTCGCGTAGGTGCGCCTGCTCTGCCACGCGCCGTAGCAGGGTCGGAGTGCCCCCATCGGCTCGGGGGTGTCCCCCTCCGGCTGGTAGCGGATGTGGACCAGCTCCTCCGGCGCCAGTCGAGCGCCAGACCACGACGGCGGCGACACAGCGCCGAGAGGAGGATCGCCGGTGTATGGGTAGAGCTCCGCGCCCCATCCACGCCCGGCGTAAGGCTCCCACCGGTAGACCGCCCACGGCAAGATCGGGACGATCCGATCCAGCAGGGTCGCGCCCTGCACGATCACCCGGTCGTCGAGCACCACCGTGAAATCGCGGTCGAACCGGTAGACAGGCTCCCCGAGCGAAAAACCCCGCCAGGTGTAGTCGTCGGCCTGCGATAGCCAGCCGAGCAGGCCACCTGGCATCGAGTCGAAGGCCGACCGAACAACCTCCATCTGCGCCCACGACTCCTCCGAGTCGTCCGCGGGCTGCCAGGTCCAGTCGACCGACTCCAACGGCAGCGTCAGCGCCAGCCGGATCGCCTGCATCACCGGATCCTCGCGGACCATCCGATCCACGATCCCGATCTCGTACTGACTCCCACGCCAAGTGGAGGGGTCAAGGTCGCGGTTGTGCTCGAGCTCAACCCGGCCCGACTGCACCCGGATCCCGGTGTACGTCGCGTCCTGGTGCGTCCAGCGCGCGGCGCTCGGCTGCACCGTGTCGGCAAGCTGCCTGATCGACGCCGGTACGTCGCCAGGGTAGACCCGGAGCACCAGCCCCTCGGTGACGGCCTGCTCTACCTCGGCCCGACGAAGGTAGATCGGCCAGTGCTGGCCAACGCGAGCGTAGTCATCGAGGGGGGGGAGACTCATAGAACAGGAGCGTACCGAGTCGCGCGGCGGGAGTCACTGAGGATCGGCGGGGCGAGGATCACCACCCGCCGTCCCAATCCGACTGCACCCCCCAATCAACCGTCGCCGCCGCCGTCATCGCCCCCACGTCCGTCCCGATCCCAACCCCATGCCGTCCCACGACGTACATGCGGAGCGCGTCGCAAAAATGATCGTGGATCCCGTCCTTGACCGGCACGTCCTCCGCCCCTCGGCCTCCACGCTTGAGATCCGGGTAGACGTACCCGAGCAACGACCCGTGGATCCCAGGCACCCCGCGAGGGTAGCCGCCCGTCCGCGTAGGCTCCGTCAACGACCGCGCTACGAACAACCGGCGCTCGCCCGCCGCCGACAAGAACCGCGACGCCACCACACCGACCCCGTTCGCGATGCTCGTCTCCACCTGGCCTCGAGGCCACCGCGCAGATCCCGAAATCAAACCATCCTGACGAAGGATGAACTCCATCACGTCCACCGACGCGAGCCCCGTCTGCGCGTTGCGCGCCTGACCCGCGGGATCGCACCACACATCGGCGAGGACTAGTCCGCGACGGCGGCACAGATCCGCCAGCGCCATGAAGAACGTCTCCTCCAGCACGTCGGCCATCACGATCTCGTCGACCACCACGTCACAGTCGGCCAGCGCCGCGATCAGCAGCGCCGCAGGACGACGACGCCCGAAGTCCACCGCCGCATGGATCTCGACCCCGCACAGATCCGGGTCGTCCACGATCGCAGCGTCCCCGTAGGCGTCGTACACGAGCCCGTCGTAGGTGCTCCAGTCCGCGAGGAAGTCGCGGCGAAACCACCGCTCAGGGAGCATGGCCCGCGCCTCCTCGATGAGCGGCCGAGAGATGTGGGGGTTGTCTTCCGTCGTCCAGTGGTGGACCGACATCTTCGCGGAGTCCCTGACGTCCCACAGCGCCGCCCGAGCCCACGTCCCAGGACGAGGCGAGCCCGTGCCGATCACCCACCCGCCAGCGTCCGTCAGCCGATTTCGGATCTGGAGCCACGAGTCGAAGGGGAGCGAGCAGACCTCGTCGACCCATGCCCCATCCACCCGATCCGCCTGGAGCTGACGCTCGTCCGATCCGGTGCGACGCTCGATCAAGACGCCAGTCGTCAGCCAGATCGCCCCGTCGATCTCGTGCTCGACGAGCAGTTCGACGCGACGGAGGACCGAGCGGAGGATCGCCCAGGCCGTTCGCGCCAGCCGGTACGTCGGCGCGACGAGCCAGAACAGCCGCCTCGGGCGGTCACGACCCACCATCGGGCGGTCGCCGACCGGCGACCAGCGGATCCCATCGAGGATCCCGAGCACGACAGCCTCGACGATCCG